TTGCAATCCCACATCGGGCAGTCCGAGACGGGAGCGCCTAGGCTTCTCCTCTCCCGGTATGGGAATCTCAGTTTCCTGTCCCGCAATCGTGCGCCGATCATCCCGTGTGAACTCCCTCTCAAGTCCGTACCTACCTACTTTAAATTCTCCTGTGTATGTCTTACCGGGTATGATTATCCTGCCGGGGAAGTCTTTCTGGAAACGTTCCATCGTATTTTCCAGTTCCCGTTCAGCCGTATCAACCCTGTCCTGGTATTTCAGGACATCAGCCCTTGAGACTGGCACTGTCTGGTCTCCTGCCGCCCTTGCGTCATATGCCTGTTTGGCTCCTGCAAGGTCTAACCGTGCGTCAGACAGGTTCTTCTCCGCGCTCTGTTTCGCTGACCCTGAAGCGCCTCTCTGGTATTCGGCGGCCATTGCGTTATGTTGTCGGGAAGCAGCCTCAAACTGCTCCCTGAACTCACCCGAAAGAATCTGCCCCTGCAAAAATTCAGCAAACTCGGGGCGCTCAAAGGCAAGCTCCTGGATTTTCGGGTCAAATACCGACACATCAAACTGGTCCTCTTCAACCGGTTCCGGGGTACCTGTGACAAACTCGGGCCCACCCGAAAAACCGGGCGGGAACCGTCCCGTCTGCCTGTCATAATCAGCGCTTGAGCGCTCAAAAGCGGGGAGGTTTTCAAACTGCTGTATTATGGTGGTGCGAAGTGCCTCGATATCCTCAAAATCCGTGAACCTGAGATTGGCCTCAATCCGGGGTATGATGGTGTCAAGGAAGTAATCTCCGTACTCCCTGCTGACCCCGCTGTTCAGGATACCCGTATCCTGTGCAATACGCTGTATATAGGCATCTATATTTTTCAGGGCACCTTCAAAAGTCTGTGTCTCGGATGTCTTTGCCGCAGCCGCAGCGCTGGCTTCCGCAGAGACTTCTTCCGCTTCTGAAACAAACCTGAGTAATTCCTGCCCAAACGCCTGTTCCGGACTTAATGGCACAAATCCCGGCATACCATGTCGTTGAACGTCTAAACGTCTTTCATCTACTACGGTGCTATCGATGTCAAATCCATCATGCCTACGATGGAATCCCTCAACTGCGGTGATAATATCCTGCTGTGTCCCGAGGTCGATATCTGTCCATTTGATACCATTGCGCTTCATGAAGTCTTTCGCCAGTGTCTCGGCATCGGCCCTTACGAACTCTTTCTCCTCTGCCTTTTTTTTGGCAGCCACAGCATCCAATATCTGCGCGCGGATATAGGGCACAGCCTCATCACGCCCGTTCTTTTTAAGATAATCCATCCAGTTGTACCATGTGGACGGTGAAACATCGCCCTTTTCGACAGGGCGTCCATTTACGTTGAAGTCACCATTTTCATCAATCCACAGGGTTGTTCCCTGCTCATTTCTTTGACCAAAAAGAAAGTTACTTAAACTCTCTCCGGCATTCTTCTCAGTCTGTTTATGCCACCTGGACTCTTCTGCGATAGCTTCGGCAGTGGCGAAATAGGGAGCTATGACATTGGGTGTCTCGGGGTTGGCAGTGAATTGGCCGTCTACTGCCTCCTTGACCTTTCTGACAATAAATTCATAGGTCAGCTCCCCTACGCTGGCAGCAAGGTTGTGCACATCAGGACGAACCTGCCCTGTCGTCGGATCTATGTACAGTGCAAGTGTCTCATCAACAATCCCCGGCTGGGATGTTGTCCCGTGGATGTTACGGTTCGCCTGGTTATACCCTTTCGTATCATCAGGGTCTTGTATCTCCGCAGTGTTTGGTATGCCGCCGTTGTCCCTGATCCATTTATTAACTTGTTTTCTTCGGGACGTTAAGTCATTGATAAAGGCGTTTACGTCTATTTTGCTCACATCTTCAAGTACGGCAAGAGAGGTGAAGTATTTTTCAGCATCATTTTTGATTGCCTGCCAGACAATTTTGCCCAAATTTGCCCCGCCCGTTCCCGCCGCAAACGCATTTGTAAGGTCAAACATCGCGTCTTGGAACTGCTCAAGAACTAAGGTTACCTGTCCACTGAGGCGTATTTCCGTGTCCGGGTCCACGTCGATCACCGTGTACCCGAGGACTTTTTCCATTTTGTCCTTGCCAAGTATCATTGTCACTATGGCCGTGGTATCACGGCCAAAAGACTGGTTCTGCTCCGCGGATATGAGTGCCTCTGTCAGCTTGTCTTCCATGAGGGGCATGGTGGGGTCTCTCTGTACCTCATGGTGCTTTGTCCTCATGACAGTAATGGCATCGTTCTGCCATTTGTTAGCTCCCCCCATGAATGGCAGTTCATCGGGTGGGGTGAATGTGCCGTACATGAGGCTGTTAAAGAGTTTATCTTTTTCAGCCTCACCTTCTATTTCCTCTCCGGGGTTCCATACCGCCCCTTTAAATAAACTTTCAACAACGTAGCTTTCAATCGTTGAGCGGGATATATCAGGGTGATCAGCGCTCACCCTTTCTGTTATCTGCGCGACAAGAAGTTTGGCCCGTTTTATACCATTTTCACCGTCCCATTCCTTGCTGGACCTTTCCATCCTGGCCCGCGTGTATTCCGGTCCCCCCGTATCCTCTTCGGCTATTTTATATTTGGAGATTGCCGCGTAACTGGTACTCTCTTCAGTTTCCTGAGTTTCGACGATTATCAGTTGTTTCAGGCTGACGGCAATCATCCCCTGCATAGCGTCAGCGATTCTTTTAATATGCTCGTCGCGTGTAAGTGGGTCAGGCATGTTTATCCCGCCGTCGGTAGTTATTAATTTCTGAGTTGGTCAAGGTCAAACCCAAGTTCTGTCAGCGCCCTGTCAACCCTGCTGAGTCCTTTCGGGGCTTTTGGCCGCACCTTCGGCACGTCGCTTTTGCCGGCGGCCTTCTTATGCTGCTGGTATTCCTGTATAACAGCAAAAATCGCTTCTGAATAGGGGTTTTCAGCGGGCAAGGTCTATCCTCGTTGGGTTGAATGTGTCCGGTGTAAGTGGTGAGTTGAGGTCAGGCGGAGTGGCGCCGGGCGGTGCGGGTGCCATGCCCTCCGGCCCTGTGGCGGGGCCTCCCATGGGTGCCGCCCCGTTTGCCATGCCCGGTATCTGCGGGCCTGCCGCGGCCTGCCTCTGCGCTATCTGCTGTGCCGCCGCCACCTGGTTTTCCTCGTCCACGAGTCCCATCTGCTGTGCCACGAGGGTCTCTATCCTCTCCCTCACGGCGGGGAGGTTTCTCACGGCCTCCTCGATGAGTCTCTGCTTGATCTCCGAGCCGTTCTCGTACCCTGCGGTCTCATAGTATGTCATGGGGTCTATGAGTCCCGCGCCGTACTCGCTCATGGCCATCTGGCGCTGCTGGAGTTCCATGACGGGTTCTCCGTGGGGGAAGGCGACCTGTACGCCGTAGACGCTGTGGATCTGTCCTTTCCGGAGGGTCTTGCCGTTGGCCCCTATGCCGTCGGACAGTTCCGACACGGAGTCTACCATCTGGAGTATTCTCGACCCCACGATGGACGCCATGTGTTCTCTCTGGAGGGCGACTCCCGAGAATATCCTCATGCCGGCGGTGTTGAGTATGGCCTGCTGCCCCACGGTGGTGACGCCTGTCTGCCTGACGCCGGCAAGTGCCGACGAGTATGTGCCGAGTTCCAGTGTCGAGTCTGTCTGTGACCGGAGCTGGAGTGCCCAGCCGGGGACATCGGGGGTGTTCATGACCCAGAAGTCCTGCGGGTCTCCTTCGAGTATGCCCTCGTTGGATATGGCCTGCGCGAGGGTGACGGGGTCTCTCGACGTGCCCATGGGGGCATAGGCGAAGCGGAGGAGTATCTGGTGAAAGGCCGATATCTCCTGTGTCCTCTTCCTTATGGTCTCCTTGTTGGGTGTGAGTATGCCCTGCGCGAAGTTCTTCGGGTCTCCGCCGGTGTCGGCGAGGTCCATGCCCCAGCCGGCGAAGGCGTGCACGAAGGGCACGAAGCCCCATGTGTTGCGTTCCATCCATACAGGTGTGGCAGCCCTTGACGACGGTGAGCCGTAGGGCGGTGCCTCGTTGGCTATGAGTTTCACATGCCAGTATGGTGTCCAGTAGTCCCAGCACTCGACCTCGTCCCATGGGTCCTTGTTGCCCATGTCGAATATCTCGGCATACCGGCGGCGCTGGCGTCTTTTTTTCATAATGGACTGTTCATGGAGTTCCTGCGCTGTCATCTTCGATGCCTTGATGGCCATCGACGGCACTTTCTCCCTCGGGTTCATGAGCACGGTGGAGGGGTGGGGCACTCTTATCCTGACGGGGTTGAAGCCCTTGCGGTTGGCCCTGTATATGGCTTCTGCCGCCTCGTATGCCTCGTCATCCTCGTAATCGGGGCGTTCGGGTTTTGACGGGCGGTCTGAGAGTCCCACGAGGACGGGTGCCTCGACTATCCCGTAGCCGTGTGCCACGAGGTACTGCGCTACGACCTTCCACGGTATGGTGGGCTCCTGGAGGGCGGCATCGTCCATAACGGACTTGAGGCCGTGCTCAAGGTTGGTCGCGTCCTGCTTGTGCTGCTCGGTGTCTCCCACGGGTTCCCTGTGAATCCTCGGTGAGAAGCTCATAAGCGTGGACACCGCGTGGTCCACGAGATGCGTGGGGGTTGAGTCATAGAATACGGGCCTGCCCTGGTAGGTGTTAGACCACACCTGGAACTTTCTCTGGTAGTAGGCGTCGTTGTCGCGCCATTCCTCGTGGGCGTTTGCCCACAGTTCCCCCATTTTCGAGCGGAACCTTGTGATAGTTTCCTCGTCGGGCCTTTCCCTGAGATCCGCCATGTGTTTGTCCCTTTTTTTTGGCTTTTAAGCGAAGGCCGGCAGGCGTATTATCTTCGCATTGTTCACTATGCCCCTCTCGTTTTTCACCATCAGCGCTATGCCGAGGGCCATGACATAGTCGTCATGGGCGCCTCCCATAGCCTGGGGCTTTTCCCCCGGCGCTGCTATTATAGTGGAAAACTCGTCGAGGCCGTACTTGTTTGGTATGGTGAGGTGTCCCGCGTTGAAGGACGCCCTGAGCTCATCGAAGAGCTGCTGCCTGCTCATGCGGTCTGTCCGCCACCCGTACTCGCGCCTCATGTTCTTTCCCCTGCCGACCCTGTGCCTGTAGAGGCGGGGATAGTTCATATCCCTTGCCACGGTGAGGGCGGTGTCGGAGAAGTTGTTCTCGATGCCCCAGTCGGGGTTGTGGTAGACATCGAGGAGTTCCATGGAGGCTGCGGAGAAGTCTTCCGGCTGGAGGGTATTCGACACGAGGTCGGCGGCGACATAGCCGGAGTTGGCATCTATTACGACGGTGACGGAGTAGTCCATCCCGACCCCTGACGCCACGTCTGTGCCGGCGACATATCTTCTTGCGGCCCTCGGCTCCTGGTATATGTTAGCGGGGCCGACGGTGCGTATGGGGGATATGCAGTCATCGACCATGCCGGCGATGATATCCCTGTCGAATATGCTTTGAGCGCGGGGTGGTGAGAGTGCCTCTGCCTCCTCGGCGGGGTATTCCTGTTCCATGAACTGCTCGGGGCTCATCCCCGAGAGTTCTATTGACGGCACGGTATCCCTGACGCCCTCGTACCATTTCTCCGTCCTGCCGGGCCTTGCGTTCCACGGTATGAACATGGGGTGCCAGCCGTTGTCGGGGGCGGCCCTGTATATTTCCTTGAAGAGGGAGGTCATCTGGCGCTTGTTGGAGGTGGAGCCCATGATCATCTGCCCGCCGCCGTCCACGGTGGGTTTCACCGCGGCATAGTTCTGGGCGTGGTATTCATGGAAGTCCGCTTCGTCCTGTATAACGACGGAGGCTGTTTCCGACCTGCCGGCGTCTTCCGTTGAGGGGAGTGCTATGACCTTCGAGTCCTGCGTGGGCATTCCTATCTCCGACCTTGAGTCGGGTGAGAGGGAGTGCTGCCATGACGGGGGGAGGTTCTTGAGTATGAACCTCACCTTGTCGAGGAGTGAGAAGGCCTCTGTCTGCCCCTTGGATATCATGAGGACGTTCGTGCCCGCGCTGAATGTAAGGAGCCATGCGGCATAGGCGGCGGTGGTCCATGAGAATCCGAGCTGCCTTGCCTTGAGGACTGCCACGAGGGGGTTTTTTGCGAGTGATGCCGCGAGGTCTGTGAGGTAGGGCCATTTCTGGAACGGCACGGCGCCGCCGGAGACTCCCGAGTGCACCTGGCTTCTCTCAAGGATCTTGACATGATCAAGGAAGTCGGGCTGCTCCCCGTCAGGGGAGACGAAATTTCTCCGTGCGAACTCCCGTTCGAGGCGCCTCACCGCCTCTTTGCGGTGGGACTCCGTGAGTGTTGCCACTATTTCCTGCCCTTCCGCTTCATATGTTTCTCGGCCTTCTCTGCCTGGGCCTGTCACTCGCCCGCCTTCGGATCTCCTCCATTATGTTGGGAGATCTCCTTGGAGAGCGCTTGGGCATACGCACCGGCTTTATTTTACTGGGCCCTCTTATTCCTTCGGCTTCGGGTAGCTCTGAGAGGGCACGGCGTATTCCTTTGCTTCTCGCCGGAGCCCTTTTTCCTCTCCCAAACTTTGGTTTAGCACTGGATTTCCTTGGTGATTTTGGGCGTATTCTGGGGTCTGGCATAAGCTATCTTCCTTTGCCCTTACGCGGGGCTTTTGGCTTTCGTACTTGTTTAAGGGGTTTTTTCTTACCGTAACCGTAACCTTTTGGCATAAACCCTCCGCACGGACTGTGCCTGACTGTGCCTGACTGTTAGGACCTCATGTTACCTCATGTTACCTCATGTTAGGGAACACGGGATGCAACCTCATTGATAAACCCGGCGTATCAGTTATATGTGCCCAATAACAAACTATCTGGTAACCAAAAAAATTCGGGGGAAAGCATCAGTAATCATCCCGCGCCCCACTAAAAAATACACCCCGCGGACA